CGCTTGCTCGAAGACAGTTGTTCGCGGGCAACCCTGTTGAAGGACATCATCGACGGGAACCTAACGCGCGTCATGAAGGTGTTCGCGTTCAATCCGGTCGAAGGCTGGTCAAAGGACGTGACCGAGGACATCGCGATCGAGGTGGCTAATAGCCTCGACGCGAGCGACGAGATCCCCGACCCGGTGATCGACTTCATCGAGGCCAATGCCGGGCTGGAATATGCCAAGGGCCTGCGCGCCGCCGCTGAATAACCCTGACAACCGGAGACACTACCGTGACCTACGACCACTGGAAAACAACTGATCCCGCTGACGTATACCTGGGGAATACCATGTCGAAAGACATTTGCCTGCAGTGCGCGGCCGACGACGCGGCCGTGATCGCCGAGGAAATTGAGTGTCTCTGCAACCTGCTCGACCGCTATGACGAAAATTACGGGGTCGACCTCGCCGACCGCTTTGCTGAACTCTCGGATATCAACAAGTCACTGGTGACCCGCGTTGCCAAATACGCGCGCTCGCTTGAGCCGGTCGAGGACTGAATATGAGCCTCGATCGTGAAGCTTCCGACTTTGCCGCAATATGTGCGCTTTCGCTGTTCATCGGCGCCGGCATGATCCTGCTGAGGCTGTTCGCATGACGACCACCGAAGCCGAAATCGTGAACCTTCCAGCAAACGGCAGCACGCCGCTTCCCGTGACAACGCCCGTCACGCCACAGGCCATGCTGTCCATGGCGGTCGCGGCCGGCAACACGGCGCTCGCCGAGAAGATCATGGACCTGCAAGAACGCTGGGAGGCGCGTACCGCGCGCAAGGCGTTCGACGCGGCCATCTCCGAGGCGAAAGCCGAGATACCGGTCATCATCAAAAACCGCGAGATGAATGCCGGCAACGGCCGCACGCAGTACAAATACGAGGACATGGCTGCGATCGCACGGGCGGTAGACCCGATCCTGTCCAAGCACGGGCTCGGCTATCGCTTCCGCACCCACACGGAAAACAACGTCATCAGCGTGACCTGCATCATATTCCATGCAGAAGGTCACGCCGAGGAAAATACCCTCTGTGCCAACGCCGACACGTCGGGCTCGAAGAACGCGATACAGGCACTCGGTTCGGCGCTCACATATTTACAGCGCTATTCGCTCAAGGCGGCGCTCGGGCTCGCGGCAAGCGCGGACGATGACGGCGCCGCGTCCGGCAACGGCGGCGCGATCTCGCCCAAGCAACTCGCCGAGCTGATCCACCTCTGCGACGAGGTCGGCGCCGACAAGATGCGGTTCTGCGCGTACCTCAAGGTGCCGTCGCTCGCTGAAATACCCGCCAAGCGTTTCGACGAGGCGGTTAGCGCACTCAATGCCAAGGGGGCGAAAGCGTGATCGAACTTATTCAGGGCTCTGAGGCTTGGAAGCTGGCCCGGTGCGGGAGCCTTGGCGCATCGCAAGTCGCCGAAGCTCTCGCCAAGACGAAAACCGGCTGGGGGTCGTCGCGCGCCAACGTGATGGCCACACTAATTGTTGAACGACTGACCGGCGTTCCTGCCGAGTCATTCATGAATGACGCGATGCGCTGGGGCGTCGCGAACGAACCAGAGGCGAAACTCGCTTACTCCTTCCGCACCGACAACGATATCGTGGATATCGGACTAGTGCGCCATCCGATCATTGAGGGAACGCATGCGAGTCCAGACGGACTGATCGGCGACGATGGACTGATCGAAGCAAAGTGCCCGCAGAGCGCGACACATCTGGACTATCTGCTCGCTAACTCTGTGCCGCAGAAATACCGGTTTCAGTGCCAATGGCAAATGGCCTGCACGGGTCGCCAGTGGACGGATTGGGTTTCATTTGACCCGAGGATGCCGGCGCACATGCAATTGCTCGTCGTGCGCATCCACCGCGACAATGAATTGATCTCCGCCCTGGAAAAGGACGTGATCGACTTTCTCGGCGAGCTCGAGCGCAAGCTGGACGATCTTCGCAGGCTCTACCCGCTGCGGGAGGCCGCATGATCATCGAATGCAAGCCGTTCGCCGAGATGACGCTGCGCGAGCTATCGCGCGAATATTTCAAATGGGTCGAGGCGACGCGGCCCGGAGCCTGGGGATATCATTACGAAAACGCGCACATCACGCGCGATCTGCTGGCGACCTGGATCGACCGGCGGAAACGAGAAACGAAAGGGGGGCCGCATGAAATAAACACCGAGTGCAGGGAATGAGCCTTTCACATGTGAACAAGGATACAAACATGAAAAGCTTGCTTGCGACGACCGCCCTCCTGGCGGCGCTTGCCTCGCCTGCTTTCGCCGACGTTATCATCGACAACCACCTGTCCGGCACCGGCGACAACGTAGTGTTCGACAGCTTCAACAGTGTCACCAATGTTGCAGTTGGCAGCTTCAACGGGCAGCATCAAGGGCTCGTTGACTTCAGTTGCTTGGGCGGCTGCCTTGGTTTCACCGGAGCGGCGAACGGCAACGACATCAAAATCGCCGACACCAACGACCTGAAAGTCCAGGTCTTCAACAGTGCCGGCACTACCGTGTTGCAGACGCAAACCGATGTGTTCTCGCTCAAGGGCAGCGGAAATGCGACTGCGTTCGTGATCGCCGACGAAGCGAACGGCACCCAGAAGCTGTTCACGTTCGTTCTCGGTGCGCTGAGCGCAAGTGCTCAGTCCGGGTTCACCCTGAGCGCCATCAACGGTGAAACGATCGACTCGTTCAGGGTTGTCACATCCGGCAACATCACTGACTTCGAACACTACCGCATCGACGTTGCGGCAACGGCGGTGCCGGGTCCGGTCGTCGGCGCCGGCCTTCCTGGCCTGCTCGCCGGGTGCTTCGCCCTGTGGGGATTTGCGAAACGGCGTAGGCACCTCAACGCCTAAGCCGCTACGAGGCTCCGGTGGCATCCAGTCGCCCCCGCTGCCGGGGCCTCACCATTCCAGTTGTTCAGGCGGCACACGGTGCCCCGTGCTCTCGTCTGGACGGCGACCCCGAGGCTTGGGACCAAGGGCACCCCGCCCACACGCCGAAGCCTCGGGGACCATTCAGGAGAATGAAATGCCGGATGCCGGCCCCGACATGGCCGTCGAGATGGACATCATGCGCGTGGCGCTGGACGAGCGCGACCAGCGCATCGCGACACTGGCCGCCGAGATCATCATCATGCGCCAGCTAGAGGCAGAGGTACTGAAACTGCGCGCGGCCAATGTCGAATTGCGAGGTCTGCTGCACGGCGTGCTCAATGGTGATGCGCAGGCAGAGCATACCGCGCGAGCAAAGCTGTATCGAAACCACTGGTTCTCGCCATGACAGAAGTCATCCTGCGGAAAACCAACATTGCCGGGCGCCCGTGTCTGGTGCCGGTCGACGACGAGGGCGCCGACCTGTTGCACAAGCTGAAGGACGGCCGCGACGTGGAATGCGGCGTAGTCCAACGGAGAAACCCGCGGCACCATAGGCTGTATTGGGCCGCGGTAAAGTTTGTTTCAATGCACTGCCCAATGTTCGCGGGCGTTCCGCTCAACAAAATACACGTTGCGATCAAGCTCGCGACCGGCCGCGTTGACACATTTATCGACGCGACCAATGGCAAGGTTTGTTATGTGCCGCGGTCGATTTCGTTCTCGGCCATGGACCAAACTTCGTTTAACCAGTTTTTCGATGATGCAGTCCGAGTTATCGCTGACCGATGGATGCCAGCTGGCACTACGCCTGAGGCGGTGCGGAACGAGCTGCTGGCCATGGTGGATGGGGAACACGCCCTCGCGGAGCGGCGCGCATGAGAGCCGGACGTGTGTCGAAAGTTTCTGCGGTCGGCAGCCTTCTCAAGCAGATGCGCGAGAGCAAGCACGGCCGCCGGCCCAAGCGCGAGCTCGCCGCGGGGCACCTGGCGCTGGTCCGCCGGTGCGGGTGCCTGTCGTGTGATGCCGACCCTGCTGGCGAGGCGGCACACCTGCGCATTGGCACAAGCGCCGGCACCGGGCTCAAGCCGGGCGACCGCTGGGCGTTGCCGTTATGCCATGCCTGCCACATGGAGCAGCACGCGATCGGCGAGGTGACCTTCTGGCGCGGGCTTGACCTCGACCCGGTCGGCGTCGCGGTCGCGCTGCACGCCAAATCGGGCGACCTGGCGGCTATGCGCACTTTAATCTTCGCAGCGCGAGAACAGCGGAAATGACCGACGAAATCCCCGCATACGTCGACATGAAGCGGCTGTGCAAAGAACTCGGCCGCAGCGATGAGACGATCCGGCGTTGGCAGAAGCGGCACGGCTTCCCGCTACCGCGGCGTTTCGGACTTTTTGAGTGGAAAGAGGTCAAGGCGTTCATGGACGGCCGCGGGAGGCGTGGCGTACCCTCGCCATCGCCGACCACCCAAATCGAGGAGATCCAGCGTGCGCACCAGGCATACACGCAGGCAGGGCGTTCCCGTTGACGGGACGTTTGCCGCGGTTCTGCGCGCCTACGAGAACAGCCCGCAATTTCCGCAACATCGCG